TCATGGCACAGTGCTATGGATGAAGTATGGAAGGTTATGTCCGAATCTAACAATGCCCAATCGTTGGGCACCCAAGAGGTTGCAGAGCTTGGCTATGCCGCGTTCATGAAGACCTGGGTTGAAGGCGGCGGCCCCGAGACTGATGACATAGACGAGGAATGGCAATACAGGTTGAGTTTCCGTAACCCTATGGTTGCATTAGAGATGCTCTATGGATACGTTGACGCAAGGCGTAGCCTATTTCAACGAGATAGTTTCGAGCTACTGTCCATCGAGCAACCCTTTGCAGTTCCACTCGACCCTGAGGATGAGACACTTTTCTATGTGGGCCGGTTTGATAAAGTGTTCCGCGTCAAAGAAGGTATCATCATAGGTGAGCATAAGACTACTAGCCTCTATGCAAGACAAGGAGGCTTTAGGCCTATGTTCATAGACTCCTTCTCCCCCAACAGTCAGGTTGACGGATACCTACACGCCGCCAGAGTCCTATATGGCGACGAAGTAAAGTCCTGCTGGATCGACGCTGCTCTTGTACACAAAACTGAGCATGACTTCTTCAAGATTATCCCAATCGAAAGGCAGTTTAATCAGCTAGATGCTTGGCTATGGGAGACTCATCATTGGATTGATGAGATCGAAGGAAACTGGAATGCTGTTAAGGAACAGTCAGTGAACGGTTCCGACGAACCATACATGGCCGCATTCCCCAAGAACACCAGCAGTTGCCAGGACTTTGCTAGGAACTGTCCATACATAGACCTCTGCAAGATGATACCTAACCCCATTGGTAGAGATCTCCCCGGTGGCTACGAGGAAGAACATTGGTCGCCATTTGAGAGGTTAGGACTGGACAAGATAGGATTGGAGAACCCTAATGCTTAACGCTTCTGTTGACTGGGTAGCAGCGCTAATCTTTTTTGTTCTCACTGTCCTTTTAGGAAGTTGATCTACTTTCCGTTCACATAAAGGAGCAAATATGGTAAACAACGCTAAGAACGCCGCGCCATCCATATATGAAAATATCTTGGTAGTGGGCGTCCCAGGCTCAGGTAAGAGCAGTCTAATCCGTACACTACCAGGCCGTAAATTTGTCTACATCTTCGACCCCAACGGCCTACGTTCTCTCAAGGGAGCTGACGTTGACTATGAAGAATGGCTCCCAGAAGCACTAGAGATAGATGCTACTATCAAAGGCTTCAACAAAGGAGCAAGGACAGATGATAGGCCAGCAGACCCACGGGAACCTAAAGTCTACGTTGACTGGTGCGAGGACATAGCGGCTAAGGCAAAAGAAGACTTCTTCAAGCCATATGACTGGGTCTGCTTCGACTCCATAACGTTACTACAAAAGGCTTGCCACAATCGTCAAAGCTATGTAAATAACCGCTTCGGCAAGCCGGAGGACATAGCTGACTACCGCATAGTAGGCTCAAAGATCAGTGACCTGATACGGTCAGCAACTTCGGAAAAAGTTAACACCTTTTTCACAGGCCACACAGATTCGTGGCAAGACGACACCACTAAGACGATCAGCGTAGAACTAGCCCTATCAGGAAGCGCAAAGAAACAAGTACCACTGGTAATGAGCAATATATGGTTAGCACAGTGCCAAAGCACAGATAAGGAGATAAAATACGTAGTGCAGACACGCCCAGCTGACCGAGGACTTCAGACTATCCGTTCCTCTATACGAGGTCTGGAAATGTATGAAGATGTCACAATCCGTGACTTCGATGAACCTGAGCAGTTTGGCGTAGCTAAGCTACTCAATAACAAGGAGTAAGAAATGTCTTTCATTGAGATTGAAGGTCTTGGCGATGACTATGAAGACAAACCAGTACCGGAAGGCGAATACGAAGTTCGAGTCGAGGATATCAAGGAGCAGACAGCCAAAGATGGAAAGTCGGTCCAGATTATGTGCATGATAAAAGTTCAGCACCCAGACTTTCCTGATTCGGCTACCATTTTTCACTACCTCACGTTCCCGAACGACGACGACGATACAGAGAAGAGGCGTACGAAGATGCGGATGAATGGCCGCTTTCTCAAGGCTTTTGGCGTCAAGTTCGAAAAGAAAGGCTTCAACGGTGAGGACATCATAGGCTGCACCGCGACGCTAGGCTTGAAGCAAGAAGAGTACGAAGGTTCAGTTCGCAACTCTCTTATGCTTCCTGTGGTGCAGGAGTAATCACGTAGGTCTCTGTAGAGGCCAGGGCTGGACAGGCCAACTCCGGGTCGTGACCCCCACCGCTCTTGCCCGAGGGTCCAGTAGGACAAGAGCATTATCATACAGGAGGTAGTTATGGACTTCCTTAAAGGTAAAAAGACCTATATTGTGGCCTTACTAGTGGCCGGGGTAGTGTTCGCTAGTCAAATGGGTTGGCTAAGTGCCGACCAAGCGGATATGCTGTTCGGGTTACTCGGAGCCACTGGTCTTGCGACACTAAGAATGGGCGTTGGTTAGCTTTTAAGAACATGGGTTTAACGGGATAAGGGAAGCGGAGTAATGGGGAATTTCGTACATTATGCGATGCATTGTGTACATTATTCACGACAGAGGCACCGTCACCCACCGCTTCCCGCCCGTTGGTCCTTGTACATTATCTCATTGACCTCTTTCATTTAAGAACAGGAATTAAAAAGTGGCTAAGAAACATCGACTCTCCTTTAGCATCTCCAACGAGCTATTTAAGAAGGCCAAGAGTATACCCTGGGGCCTCCGCGCGTCACTCCTGAGGATTTTGCTTGAGAAAACAGTGGACGCCGGGGAAAAGCATGGTAAGCTAATCTACGGGGCAGTGTTGGAGGGTGACTATGAGATAATACCGAGGAAGAAGAAATGACTAATAGACTTGAGGAACTGAAACAATCCCTTGAGGGTATGACTCCAGATGAGCGCTTAGCAAAGCTGCGAGACATAAGGGACGATAGGAAGATTAGCAAGCACGCGGTTACAGTAAAAGCCAAACGTGCGCAGGACAAAGGGGCGAAGGTGAGGGCAGCCTTTGCCGCTATGACTCCTGAGGAGCAAAGGGAATTTCTGGAGGCATTAAATGAAGATCAGACAAGTCAAGGTTAGCGACGTTAAGGTAGGAGATAGATTTCGTGAGGAACTGGGAGACATTGAGGAGCTGGCTATCAGCATTGGGGAAAAAGGTCTGGTTCAACCTATTTCTATCGACGGCAAGGGTAACTTGCTGGCTGGAGGACGTAGGCTGGCGGCGGCTGGAATTGCTGGCCTCAAAACTGTTCCGGCCATTACTCTTGAGGTACATGGAGAGCTTGATAGCCGAGAGATCGAGCTTATCGAGAACACCCTAAGGAAGGACTTCACCTGGGTTGAACGGGCCAACCTAGAGCGTCGTATCTACGAGCTGAGGAAGGAAAAGGACCCAGACTGGAGCCAACGCGACCAGGCCGAGCTAATGGGCGGCTCTAAAGGCATGACCAGCCGCAGGTTGCAACTGGCAGAAATGATTGAGGCCATACCTGAGCTGGCTGAAAAAGCTACGGAGAAGGAAGCCTGGAAAGCATACCAACAGCTTCGTGAGGATGTAGTAACATCGTCGCTCATGGCTGAAGATGACCCAAAGTTCAAGGAGGTCTACAAGGCCTGTCATAATGCTTACAAGATTGGGGACGCGATTGAGGGGATGGCTCGTGTTAAAGGGAGCCGTGGCAAGGTTGGCTTTGTTGAGGTTGACCCTCCATATGGGGTTGACCTTCATAGTCGCAAAGACCGTAATCAAGACCTTGCCCAAATGGACAACTATAATGAGATCGACGCCAAGGAGTATCCGTCCTTTGTAGAAACCGTCGCCAAGAGTTGCTACTCGCTAATGTCCGAACACGCTTTCATGGTCTGGTGGTTAGGCCCACAGTGGTACGATCCTGTGGTAACTATCCTACGAAAAGTAGGGTTCAAGGTGGGGGACATACCGGCAATATGGACTAAGGGCTCTGCGGGTCAAACAGCTAGCCCTGACACGATGCTGGGGAGTGCGTATGAGCCGTTCTTTATTTGCCGTAAAGGACAACCCAGGCTCCGTAGCCCAGGCCGCAGCAACGTGTTCCACTTTGAACCTGTCCCACCCCAAGACAAGACCCACCCCACTGAACGACCTATTGCATTGATGCAAGAGATAATGGAGACATTCTGTTATCCTAAGCAAATGGTCTGCGTTCCATTCCTTGGCTCTGGGGTCACACTCAGGGCTACATACTTAAACCAGTGTATGGGGTTTGGGTGGGACTTGGATGAGCTATGTAAAGCGCGGTTTATCAATGCAGTTTATAGGGATATGAAGGTGGAAGAGGAATGACCACACCTTACGAAGAAGGCAATCCTGAAAGTAAGATCTGCATACTGGGTGAGGCCCCGGCGCGGAGTGAGGTTCGCCTCGGCCGTCCTTTGGTTGGACCAAGTGGCCAATTACTAGAAACCTGTATGCACAGCGCCAAGATGGTTCGCCGGGAATGTTATCTTCTCAACATCTTTGAGGTCCAGGTGGTCAAGGACAAGACTGGCAACACCGTAAGGGATGAAGGAGGAGACATACTATGGACGAAGAAGGACGGACTGACTCTAAAGGGACAAGAGATGTCCGAACACGCTTTCCAGCGGTTATCGAACTGCGGTGCGAATGTGGTAGTACCACTTGGAGGCACAGCACTGTCATGCGTGTTTGGAGATTCAAGGATTCTCAAGTGGCGGGGATCAATCTTAAATGGGGGCGAACACATAGCGAAAAAGAAACTTGTCCCTACTGTTCATCCAGCGGCGTGTCTCCGGGGCCAATACTTATGGCGTCACCTTCTGATCTCGGACTTGGATAGAGCGAAGAGGGAGAGCAAGAGTCCGGAGCTAAACCTACTACGGAGGAACATCATAACAGGACCGTCATTCAGCGACGTTATGGCGTACCTGAAAGACTGCTTAGAGCTTCCCGCGGTGGCCTTTGACATCGAGGTGATTAACCACCAAGTCCACTGTATATCATTCGCAAAAAGCCCTACCGAATGTATGTCAGTTCCTCTTGTAAAAGATAGCGGCGCCGACTATTTCTCACTTGAGCAAGAAGAAGAGATATGGATGGCGATAACTGCGATATTGCGAGACTCGAAGATTATGAAGATAGGCCAGAATCTAATATTCGACATCTCTTTCCTCCTGCAACAGATGAACATACATACATCCGGTCCAGTTGGGGACACTATGATACTACACCACATAATGTTTCCAGACTTCCCAAAGGGACTGGACTTCCTGTGCTCAATGCACACTGATATACCATATTACAAGGACGACGGTAAGATGCACCGAGGAGCTGGTGGCGACATTAAGATCTTTTGGCAGTACAATGCTAAGGACTCAGTTGCCGCTTTTGATCTATGGAATAGCCTATCTGAGGAAGCCGAGAAGCAGGGCTTCATGCAGACCTATTTGGACACTGTAGAGATGTTCCCTTCACTACTCTACATGATGATACGCGGCTTTGGGATTGACAAAGACCGCCTTGAGGCAACAAAGAAAGAGGTGGAGGAAAAGATAAAGGAGAAGGAGGATGAGCTTTCTAAGGTGGCTGACCACGAGTTTAACCCGGCGTCGCCCAAGCAGTGTCAGGAGTACTTTTATATCCACAAAGGAATCAAGCCATATATCTCGCGAACGACAGGTAGACCTACAACTGACGATAAGGCTATGTCTCGAATATACCGTCGATACAACCTACCAGAAGCCAAGTTGGTTCAAGAAATCAGGGCGCTTAACAAGCTACAAGGCACCTACCTTGAGGTTCAGTTCGATAAAGACGGAATGCTTAGATGCAGTTATAACCCCCGTGGAGCAACCACTGGCAGACTATCCAGCAGTAAGACCATCTTCGGAACTGGATTAAATATGCAAAACTTACACCCAGACTTTAAAGGCTTCTTGGTGGCAACATGACTGTTCGTATTGAGAAATATAGGACTCCACAAGAGTTTCTAGATGCCTTCATGGAGATAATGAATAATCTCTCTAATCATATAAGAAAAGATACCGGGGCGCCGGAAGGAGCCTGTGCGACAACCGCTATCATGATTGCCAAAGGTATCATCGAGAGCATGGAAGATGAGATTAACAGGATCTATATCGACGAGGGATCGGAGACAAGGCATTGAACCTGCTAGTTGAGCTAGACAAAGCCGGCGCCGAATGGGTAATAGTGGCCTACGTCGCAAACGATGGAGCCATGATCCAGGTGATCGAGGCTGGACTCTCGCCGCACGTTGCAACTGGTGTTTTAATCTCATACTCTAACAAGGAATTTGTTGAACTTGAGAACAAAGTCGTAGGGCTAAGTACTGACCCCATCAAGATCAGCAACCTACGCGCCGACTTGGAGATGGACAACGAGTGGTGGCTCCCACGTTCTATGTCTATACGACAGGCGGCTAAGAAGTCCAATCATGGCTTGAATTACGATATGCAGTATCGGCGCTTCGCCCTCGAGAACGAGATACAAGAGGGTGACGCCAGCGACCTGGTTGAACGCTACCACCAGGCATATCCTGGAATTAGGCAATGGCATCAAAAGATACAGGAACAGCTACGGAAGAACAGAATGCTGACAAACTGCTTCGGCCGTCAGCGCCGCTTCATGGACGGTTGGGGGCCACAGTTGTTCGACGCAGCTTACAGCTTCATCCCCCAAAGTACCACTTTCGACATAACTCGCGTTGGAATGATCGGCTGGCAGAACGACGAAGAGATGAGCAAGATAGAGTTACTAGCCCAGACCCACGACAGCTTAACCTTCCAATTTAACGATGTTAAGAACGGCAAGGATATAGCCCCCCACGCAGTAAAAATTGGCCTCGACTATATGAATCCAACACTTACCTACAACCAAAAAGAATTCCAGATCGGAACCACCATGAAACTAGGGACAAACTGGGGCGGAGGGGGGATGCACGAATGTCTACTCTCCGATGATATAGGTGCGACGGCGGAAGCCGTAGACGAGGTGTTGGACGAGATACGTGGCGGAGCGCAGACTTGACGACTGGCTCACTTCTCATTTGAAATATACTGAGAACTCGGAGTCCCCCCTCTCATATCACACATGGGCAGGGGTTTCGTGTATCTCCTCGGTTTTGCAACGAAGGGTTTACATGAACTGGGAGACGCAAATATTTGCCAACCAGTATATTATTTTAGTAGGGCCAAGTGGGCGCTCTCGTAAGGCCCATCCCCTTGAAGTGGCGCGCGACCTGGTTGATGAAACCAACGTTGTTATAATGAGTGAGAACCCGACGCCAGAAGCCTTTATTCAGGATATGAAAAAAGCGGAGAACCAGTTCCTGGATGAGACGACGGGAAACTGGGTGTATCAATCCCCAGTTACTTCGATAGTTGAAGAGCTGGCAGTAATGCTGGGCTATCAGAATGTCCAATTTCTCTCATATCTTACAAATTGGTATGACAGCCGTTATAAGTGGGCGCGCCGGACAAAAACGGGGACGAGTGAGGAGGTTCTTGGGGTCTGCCTTAATCTTCTTGGTTCCTCCGCTCCAGATTGGTTGCCTGGAATACTCACTAGGGAGGCCATTGGAGGGGGGTTTACTAGCAGATGTATCTTTGTTGTTGAGGAGAGGAAACGGAAAACTGTACTCGATCCTACAAAGAATAGACCAGACCCCGCTCTGCGAGAGGCACTCATCCACGACCTTGAGCTTATGATGTGCCTTTCTGGGGAAGCAGCTCTAAGCACTGATGCCAGAGAGTTTTACATGAACTGGTACAAGGTGGAAGAGGAAAAGCTACAGAGTGGAAAGATGCACTTGGGAGACCCATCCCTAATGGGTTATGCTTCTCGCCGCCCGACTCATGTACGGAAGATAGCCATGTGCATGAGTGCTTCACGAAGCGACGAAATGGTTATTCATGTTGAGGATCTGGAAAGGGCCATCACCCTGCTGTTAAAAGCCGAAGAGAATATGCACATGGTCTTTAGCGGGATAGGGCGTAGCAAGTGGGTGGCTGAAACAGAGATCGTTATGTCCTACATTAAGAGGAGAGGCTCTTGCCTCCGCTCAGAGCTTTTAAATCACTTGTACAGGGACATATCGGAGGAGGCCCTGGAAACTATTATCAACGTCCTAACAGCGATGAAGAAGATAGACCTTGCGATACTATCCGAGAATAATGATCGGCGCTATACTCATATAGGGGATAAGACTTAGGCCGCCGAGTATAGCTGCGCCCCTAGAAAGCCTAGCCATTTCCTCACCCCTGTTTACATTGTATAAGAGGGGATAAATAGCCCCTGCTGTTGCGCATAGCAAGGGGTATAGCCACGAGCCAGTTAGTAGGAACACTATAAGAGCAGGAGATCCAAACCTAGGAACCATCCACTTATAGCTCTCCCACTTAGTATATCCCATATGGGTGTTTAGTAGGGCAACCACCCCACAAATAAGGGATATCAATATAGGAAGTCCGGTTGACCATAAAGCTAGGCTCACGATCAGGCCAGCTACGGCTAGTCGTGCAAGGGTTGGCATACCACCATAAAGCCGACCGTGGCCGTCCCACCACTGCCAAGCGGCACCAAGAAGTAAACAGGCTATAGATATCTCTATCATCTTACCTCACATAGGCTTTCCCAAGCTGCATTGTGTTGTCTAACTTCCTGGATAGTCTCAGCAGTATCGCGGGACGACCACGTTATTGGTTTAAATGCAGCACAAGAAGTATCAATCACGTTTGTGCTTGTCTCGCAAGCCGCCAAAATACTTAGGAACACGACGCCTAGCAGCAGTAGCACTGTCGACACGTTTGCGCCATTCGAGAAGATCTGCATTAACCTGTTCCTTCCGTCCTTGGCTAACTAGTCTGGCGCGCCGTGCCCACTCCATTATTAGACCAATAATCTTGACGACGCCGCTTATAAGGGATATGTAGCTCATTCTTCGTGTGGCTGGTATTCCATGTGGATGTGGTTGGACTCTAGTATAATATCAAAGTCCGGCCCGAGAGCATACTTTAAGTCGATAACAACCTGCTCCCTCTTATTCTCGTCAATATCCCAGATCCTAAGATCAACCGCGCCACCTGAGTAGTGGATAGACCCTCTAGAATGCTTTCCGTCCATCCCTGACGTTATAACAACCTCAGCATTGTATTCATCAAACACCTTATCAGCAACACAAACTGCCCAGAGTATCTCAGCCCTTAGGCCGCGAATACGAGCTCCTTGTTTATGGTCAAGCTTCATTCGCCTCTTCCATTCTT